GATTTTGACCTTGAGTTTGTGTCTTTTGCTGATATCGATACAGCTACCCCCCTCACACTAAAGTTTAATTCCGCTTGGAGTCCTCCACTCGCAGTATGGCAAAAGTTTGTAGACCGATACCCCAAAGGTACTTTCGAGGTGGCTCACTTGCAGTACATAGAATCAGGGTGTCAGTTTTGTGGTGTCCATGATGCTTTAGATAATACAGAGTCTGTACATGTAGATGACTATGTTAATACCGCCATCGGAATACCTAGCGGGTGGTTGCTTGACGAACTAGAGCATGAACTTGAAGTTATAGAAAAGTTTAAACAAAAAGAAGAGGAGGAAGAGTAATGAAGCTACGAAGATTAGACATTTCGCATACGAACGAAATGTCTCCAGTCCGCAATAGAAAGAACTCATGGCAATCCAAATCAAAAGATATGTTAAGGCATGAGCGTAAGACGATCCGAAACATCAAGAGAAACCAACTAAGTGGAGCAAGATAATGGAAAAACGTAGACCAACTCTAAACCCTGTGAACGATACACAGGAAGAGATAGTAAAGTCTTTGGCGTGGGAGAACACGTACAATGCCCATACCGAGATAACAAACCTAAACGTAGAGCAAGAGGATGTTGATGCTTTTTTAGATTGTTTAACACTCTCAGTACCTAAGCATGTTCCGTTAAATTGGGATGAGGACAAAGACGTACAGACTAGCCCCTTATGGCAATGCAACGATAAAAATTTTATGCACAGCTTCCGCAACTTTGAGGAGATAAGTGAGTTTTGTCAACGCACAAAAGACGTTCGAGGTAGGCCAGGAATAGTGCCCCTACATACCGAGCGAAGACAAACAGGCGAGTATCACATTAAGTATGAACATTCTGAGCAATACGCAGGAAGAAGTTTCATACATAAATGCACATGTGTATACACGTACAATTACGACTCAGATAGTTATGCTGAAGTTGAGTTCACGCCTGACCAAACTACTATATACATAAGAGGTGGGTATTCAATAAACAGTCTTAAGTTTGTACATACTGTATTTAGAGGTATATCTTTCACAATGTCTAAAGGCATCTACTATTTCAAAGACTCTGACCATGGCAAATTACGAGGTATGTTGTATTCTCTATGGCACAACACAGTACCAGAGTACCTGCGTAAAGAAACAGATTTAATGCCTTTGGGAAATATGACGAATGACTACTACAACGGATATACTGAGAAAGGAGTAAAGTTCTCTAATGCCTTGACCGAATCTACCATTGGGAAGAGATCGACTTTAACAAAGGGTGAGGAGTTGATTTACAATAGAGAACAAAAAGAGTGGGAACATTATAGAGACCCCCGTAACATGGAGGTGTTCCATGAGTATTATACTTACGCAACAAATAAGTTCTTAAAAGAGATCGACTTTAACAAAGGGTGGATACGCCGTAAAGTGCCTAAAGATGAAGGGTTCTTTATGGTACTAAACTATGATGTGATCTCTGATATTTACAGCGAGGAACCTGCCAAAGGCGAGCAAGCAAATTTCTACTACAACTATGTAATAGACATGCCTAAATGGAACAAGCTAAAGAAACAGTTTGCCCCATTTGAAAAGTACATGAGGACTATGGGCAAGTTCGATCCTAAGCTGCGAGATGGTACAAAGAACCCCATAACCCCATTCCCTAATCTGCCGCCCAATCAAACTACTACATACGAAAGGGATCTTGAAAGAGCGAGTAAGTGGATTCTCCATCATCTTAGAAACCCCGAAAAGTTTGTAGGCAACACCGAGCGTATGTGGGATATGTACAAGTTTATTCTAACTTGCATTTGCAGTAGGTGGGAGACTAACGCAGTACTGAAAAGGTTAGCTGTTAATGACGACTCTGTCATAAGTCAGTTTAGTAGAATGACCACAGTATTAATGATTGCTGAAAAAAAGAATTTTTACGCCCTACTTAAGTTGGCGTACGGAGATTCTCTATTTATAAAACAATCAGACGATAAGCCTGTGGTTAACAAGAACTATGCCTTTGTACAACTAGCAACAGCGAGAGCTAAGCACCTTCATTTGGACAATTCGCAAGATTACGATATGTCCTTAGAAGACTACATTAATCATATATCTAACTAATAATTTATAACTTAGAAAGGAAACATCATGTCATCACTAAAACTATCCCCTTCAGTATCATTGCAAGAAGCCGAGGACGTTATCTGTGCAGTAGGACATCTTAATACCATACACATAGAGGGCAGACCAGGGATTGGTAAAACATCTATGGCAAAGAAGATTGCAGAGCGAATGGATTTGCGATTGGTATTCATAGACGGACCGACAGTAGACATAGCAGAGATTGGTCTTATGATGCCTAACCATGAGACAGCTACAACCTCGCTGTATCACAATGAGCATTGGGCATTTCACAAATGTGATCCTATACTTTTGTTTATTGACGAGGTAAGTAAAGCCCCAAGGCAAGCCCAAACAGCTATGACTCCTATGTTTCAAGAGAGACGTTGCGGGCCTAGTTATTTCCATGAGCGATCTATCGTAGTCACTACGGGTAACTATTCTACTGATGGTGTAGGCGATATAGTCTTAGCCCACGTAAGAAACAGGAAAACTACTTTAGATGTAAGAGGACCTACTAGCAAAGAATGGCTAGTAAACTTTGCACAAAAAGAAGTAGACGGCAAACCAATCATTCACCCAATCGTGCAAGCGTTTGCAAGTAAGTACCCTGCAGTATTTGCGTCCTATCGAGATAAGGGAGAAGAGGAAAACCCATATATCTTAAACCCTAAGTACCCACAACGTGCAGGTACTACATGTCGTTCAATGCACAAAGCATCAAACATTATATGGGTCAAGGATCAGTTCTCAGATACAGCGTTACGTGTAGCACTAGAAGGTACTATTGGTAAGCCTGCCGCACAGGACTTGATGGGCTACATTCTTGCAGATGATGATGTGCCAGACTTTAACGACATTATCAAGAACCCTGAAGGATGTCCTATGCCTAAGTCAGCCGCGGCATGTTGCATCTTGGCTTGTATGGCATTGCAACATGTGACTAGGGCAAACATGGGTAAGTGGTTCACTTTCCTTAAACGTGGCTCAAAAGAAATGCAGTCTTTGTTTTGCCTATCAGCAAGAGATCATGGCAGAGCAAAAGAAATATGCAACACATCTCAAGAGTACGTTGATTGGTTGTTAGATAACGAATACTTACTTTGATAAGGGGAACAACAATGGATGAAAACAATGAGAGACGTCCTCGGTTTAACACAGAAAACTTTTGTTCACATCTCCATGATGTACTTAGACAAGATCTTCTTGGGGATTGGAATTTTGAAGTAACCATAGAATCGGATGACGACTACGCTTACATAACTATTAGCGTACCAAAAGAAAGGGAGAACAACAATGGATGAAATAACTAAGAAAGATGTAAAAGATTACTATTCATATGACGACTGCGTAGAGTTTTTGACGCACCTTGTTAACATATGTTATCAGGACAAGGAGACACAATACGTAGGGGAACCTTCAATGGTTGAGTCTTATAAATTTGTACGTTCACTTAGCAAGAAGTTATCTGATGCGAAACGTGAGAAAGTTGAGTTAGATTTATTGAATGATGGAATCTCTCGAAACGAGTTAATGTTTGTCGAGCATTTAGTTGAACATGCAGATTTAGGTTTTGTTCAAAAAGATATGGACGATCCTATTTTAGGTTCGGCTATAAGGGTTTGTTATGATGGACAGGAGAATAAACCCGAAACAGAAAAGTCGATTGCTACACAAAACGACATTGACTTTAAAGAACTTAAAAGACTTAAAGACAAGACTATTATCTCTAGTTTTTATATAGGCGATCTGTGTTTGTATATTAACATTCCCCCAAGAATTGTTTATTTGATTTGGGATAAGGCATGGTTTGATACACACGCTGAAGATATTGACGGCTCTAATTGTTTCGCAGATGCTGATGTTAAAAATCTTGCGTTTAGCTTTAGAGCAATGAAACTATACAACGACTAATCCAAAAAGAAAGGAGAGTAACTATGTATGACGCATTAGATGTAGAGCAAAGAGTGCAAAGGGCACACATGCGACTTATGAGACACCCTTGGTTTTGTTTATACTCAGGACTCTTTATGGTGGGCGAGGTACATATCAAAGACACACCATACAAGCAGGACGAAGAGTATGACGAGGAACTAGCGAAGCGGGTTGCAGAAGCGTTAACTAAAGACCCAAACCAAGATCGACATTCCATAGTTGATAGTATAAGTACGCAGATGCAACAAGAGTATTTCCGCGCAATGACTAATGGTAGGGATGTTTGGTATGGTCGAGGGTTTATCGAGTCTTGCACCGAGGGGGAAGTTGAAGGGGCTATTATACATGAGAATAAGCACAAGGCTTACAGGCACGCAGGTAAGTTTAGTATCTATCGACATCTGTATGATATAGACGCTCAACTTGCAGGTATGGCTATGGACTATGTCATCAACCTTGAGATAGACAAATACTCTAAGATGGTTAAGCCAACTGATGAGACATGTGCACACCCTGTACTTGTAAAAGACGCATTGCTAGATTACCGATTTGAAGGTATGGATACCACTCAGGTATTTAAGATACTTATGAATGAAGGTAAAGGTAAGGACAAAGACGGTAACGATTTCCAAGTAGACGTGCCAAGTACAGGAGCGTGTCTTACCTGTAAATGCAGTCATGCCGAGAGCGGTGAAGGGGAAGGGGGAGATGGTGACGGAGATGGTGACGGAGATAGTGCTGGGGATGGAAAGTTTACTCAGTTATCTGACGAAGAAGCCAAAGCCGTTGCTAAGGAGATAGATCAAGCACTACGTGAAGGTACAATGCTACAACAACGTGGTACAGGTGCAGGAGGTATGTCCAAAGAGTTGGGAGATTTGCTACACCCCAAAGTGCCATGGAATGAAATCTTACGTGACGAAGTTAAAGAGATAATGGCAGGGCGTGATGATCTTAGGTGGAATCCATGTAACAGAAGATATGTGCCTATGGACATATACTTGCCTTCAGCATTTAGCGAACGCGTAGGCCCTTTATGTATAGCACCTGATGTATCTGGCTCATGTATAGATGAACTACCTGTATTCATGTCAGAGGTTCAGATGATATGTACGGAAGTTAGACCGAGCAAGATAGAACTTATCTACTGGGATTCAGAAGTAGAGAGACATGAGACTTATGAAACAGAGCAAGTAGAACAGTTGGTAGATTCTACTGCACCTGTTGGAGGTGGCGGCACTACGGCTAATTGTATTCCGCCATATCTTAAGGATAAACAGATATGCCCCGAAATGCTAATCATATTTACTGATGGGTACATAGAGAGGAGTCTGGAAGCGTTCGAGTCGTTAGGCTGTAAGGTTCTGTGGTGTGTCTTAAACAACCCAGACTTTGAAAGCCCAATAGGTAAAACCATACACATTGACATTTAAGGAGAGTAAAGATGTGGACACCGAATAAACAGTTAGACCTTTTTAAGGACAATTCGTCAACACTACGAAATGTCCATGAACACAACAAAGTTATAAGGGATAAAGTTATTTTGCAGGAAGCTGTTGCATTAATAGAGCAAACCCTTTCCGAGTATGTTGAAAACTCTTTGAGTGATGTACGTGATGCTTCGGAATATAAAGAAGACATTAGTGCGATCAATAATGCGTGGGAACAAATTAAAACTAAAGTAGAGGGGGTGGGAAATGAGTGAAGAGAAATTGAACTACGGGTACGGCAACAATGAAACTAATTCAATAGCAATTGTGTGGAACATTGATGATGTTAGACAAGCATTAGGAGATTTAGATTTGCCAATAGATTTTTTAGATAACAATGAATGTATGCAAGTTTTATACAGCGTTGAGGATGACGTAACATTAGACTTTTTTGACGAGCATATTTGTGATGCACTCGAAGAAGAGTTTGAGGAAAAGATTTCAGATTATAGAAATAAACAAAAGGAGGTGGGAAGTGAATAATCCAGAATATGGTATACACACATGTGCTATGCAAGTAGAGTTGAACATTCGCAACTGGACAGCCGAGAAGATTGACAAGCAGGCTTCCAAAGAAGTAGATGAAAGCAAAGGCACAAAGGTTCCTGTGAACAAGGTGCACAAGCAATTACTATCAGGCACAACTTTGTTGCATGACATGATTAAGTATAGTGCTAAGGTTAGATCCTGGAACATTGATAATACGTTGCCTTGGAGTGACCGAGGTCCTCGCTTGTTACCTGTGGCACAGTTCATGGATCACAAAGCAGAAGTACGTAAAAGAGAAAACGTATGGCGTGGCATGCTCGAAGAATTAAAAGCTAACTACTTAGACTTACAAGTAGAAGCGGCTTACAATTCTGGAGCATCATACAATCCAGGAGACTATCCAAGCGTTGAGGCTTTAGAGTCTAAGTTTTCATTTGCATGTGCTTACTCGCCTGTACCCACGAAGGGTGACTTTAGAATAGACGTAGGGCAAAAAGCTGTGGAAGAGTTACAGTCGCAGTTCGAGTCTCACGTTGAAGACAAAGTGGCTCTTGCTATGGATACTGCTTGGGATAGGCTACACAAGCACCTTAACAGAATGAGTGATAGGCTGACCGACAAAGATGCGAATGGTAATACGCAAACATTCAGGGATACTTTGTTGACTGATGCTAAAGGGCTAGTGGAGTCTCTAAAACATTTCAACATCAAGAACGATCCTACGTTGGAAGAAGCAAGGCGAGCACTTTCTGCAACACTATCCAACATAGATGATGCACAAGACCTACGTGATTTTAGAGACACCAGACTACAAGTCAAAGATGGTGTTGATAAGATTCTTTCAAAGTTTGATTTTTAAGGAGTCAGTATGGGTATGAGTATGGCTGAACTTAAATTGAAAGGCTACATATTAACCAAATGGGATAAGAGTGTAGCCTTAACAATCGTAGATAAACAGAAGCTACCCTTATTAGTATTTGAAAATGAAATATATTTGATTACAAAAGAAAGGAAACAAAGATGAAACAACCATATAGTAGTAGAGCACCATATAGTGGTAGAACTTTAGACGAACTACGTGAGGAGTATATCCGCAGAGGGATTGATGGAGCGGGTCAAGTATATATAAACCCTCATGGCACAAAATTCGACAGAACTAAAAACTTATATGCAAAGCATGGGGACTTTGATGGTAATGCGTTCATAATAACAAGGTGCCCAGATAGTTGGGGGGTACGTGATGAAAATGAAAAACCTGTGTATGGTTCAGCGAGAGTTGATGAACTTAATTACTTGAAGTACAGGTTGATAAAAGACGATCACGACAGTAAGAAAATACCTTATAGCATTTAAACAACTAGACCCACTTAGACGGACATTTCGTGTAAAAGCGAATTGTCCGTTTTTTTTTGTCTAATGAGTTTGTTGCTAATGGTTTTTCTTTGTGCTAGTCTAAAGGTATCTGTCGTAATGTAGAGTACAAAATGTCAACACCTGAAGCTAAAGTAAAAAACAAAATAAAACAAATACTAAAAGACTATGGGGCCTATCAGTTCTCACCTCAAACAGGAGGGTACGGACGTTCGGGCATACCAGACATTATTGCTTGCTATCAAGGAAAGTTCATTGCGGTTGAGTGTAAAGCAGGCAGTAACAAACCTACTAGGCTACAAGAAAAAGAACTTAGAGATATTTGTTCAGCATGTGGTTACGGCATGATGGTCAACGAAAACGGCATAGAACATTTTCGTTCATTTATGGAGGGGCTACGTGCGTTAAAGAGTTAGGGCACAACCAGTTATTTTGTAAAGGGAACAATGGAAATATTAACAATAGATTTTGAAACATATTACGATAAGAAATTTTCGTTATCTAAACTTACGACAGAGGAGTACATACGAGATGAAAGATTTGAAGTCATTGGGTTTTGTGTCAAGCAAGGAGACGGAGAAGAAAAGTGGTATGCAGGAGACTTTGCCTACCTACAAGGAGTTCTCTTGTCATATAACTGGAAAGAAAGTTTTTGCCTCGCTCATAACACTATGTTTGATGCCGCTATCCTTTCTTGGAAATTTAATATTCGCCCTTTCGGGTGGCTTGACACTCTTAGCATGGCAAGGGCTTTGCATGGTACAGAAGTGGGAGGAAGCCTTAAAAGACTTTCCGAGTATTACGAAATCGGAGAAAAAGGAACCGAAGTCCTCGAAGCTATAGAAAAGAGACGCGTTGATTTTACTGATGAGGAATTACAGGCTTACGGAGAATATTGTAAAAATGATGTTGTGCTCACGAGACAGCTATACGACATAATGGTAGGTTCTGGTTTTCCAAAGGTTGAGTTACAGTTGATAGACGCGACAATAAAAATGTATGCACAACCAGTTCTCAAGCTAAACCTACCTTTCCTAGAAAACAATCTTGAAGATGTTAAGTTGGAAAAAGAAAAGTTAGTAAGCAAGGCTAATGCAGATAGAGATACTTTGATGTCTAACCCTAAGTTTGCAGA